TAATACTTGAACGGTGGTTAAAAATGGAGAATTGGCAGGTTGATTCCATGCTCCACAATCCGCATTCTCGACTTGATCCAAGTCCAGGTTCAACCCATATTGGTTAATATCATTTTTATACTGAAAAAGATGAATGCCTTTTGCATGCTGCCCACTTGACCAAGCGTAAGTTTGCCAAAAATAATCAGCTAATCCTTTTGTTTTAATTAGGGTTACTACTTCAAATTTTCCATAACAACCTATTTTATAGGAAGTTAAGGTGTCTTTTAACCCCTGAAAATAATTCAGGATAGCAGCGAAATCTTTCACTTGAACATCAAAATCAACCGTAAAATAAATGGCAGTTCCTTCAGGCTGTCCTAAGCTTTGCGCTAATTGATAAGCTTGGTTTGCATCACTCACACCTTGATCATGGGTAAAGTAACTTTGTTGGGTTGCTCCACTTTCAAAGATGGAAACAAGGTTCAATCCACTTGTTTTGATGGCTGCTACTTCATCACTCGTCAGACCTTTCCATGCTTGAGTAGGAAGGTATCTTCCCACATGAGTAATTCCATTTTGTACCAATGTTCCACATGAAACAATATTTAGTTTGCTTGCACAGTCTATCATGTTCATATGATCACCCCTGTATCCTTTTATTTAAATCAGCTTGGGTAACAATTGGCTGATTTTGTTTAGTTTCTTCTATACTATTAACACCTGTATCAGGTGGAATTTTAGGAGGGGTTACATCAATTTTTGAAGATGCTTTTTGATGATTTTTATAAGCTCCCCATAAACTAACAGCGAATCCAATTCCAATTAATACCCCATTCGTCAAAGCTGCTTGCGTTGATTCAGAAACATGATTTCCTGTATAAGATTCATAGAGTAAAACACAAGGCGCCACAATAGCAGGAATAAAGGTTTTTAATTCTAATTCATTCAACATATGAACCCTCCTTATTTATGGAAAAATGCAAGAATCATTGAAACAATCGATATTCCAATTCCTACCCATGCAATCATTAACGTTTTAGATTGTTTGTATGTTTCTTCAATTGTGTCAACTCTGTCATTAACAGAGGTAAACATTAGATTTATTTCAGCTCTTGGCACATATGGTTGACTCTTGATGTCTTGTTTAATCTCCAAAAGTAATTCTTTAATATTTGTTAAATCCGCTTCTACTTTTGCCATCCTCTTTTCATTTTCTACATTATCCATATGTCACCGACTTTTCCTATTTAGTTTTATTTCCATCCATGTACGGCATCACATAACCACAACATAATTAAATTATTTCTTTTCGTGTTTGTTGTTGGTGGTGGTGTTCCGCTTCCATCTCTTGTGTTATCTCCACCGTTTGAACTTGTTCCTGACCAGTCCAGGGTATTGTATGCTAAGTGAGCGTATGATTGTCTTGATGTTAGTCCAGCAACAGCAGGATTCGGACGCTCATAACAAAAGCAAAAGGCTTCTGTTAAATAATCAACACTTGCACCACTTGCATTTTGTCTAAATTGAGCGAATGTCATATTCCCATATGAACTTTTATTAATCCATTGGATGTTGTTGTTAACCTCATAATCGATTCTCGCCATTTGGGAATCACCTGACGTGTAATCCAAACCCATACTAGAAGCCCACGAGGTGTATTTTGTCATCGGTGTCCATTGCACCACACCATATCCACGAGAAGGGCTATCACCATAGCCCAACTCATGCATTTGAGGATTCAAGGACGATTCATGACACATATTCCCGATTAAGGCAGACAGACTTTCCTTAACCCATCCACTCGGTGAATTAATGAAATGATTAACAACCAATTGTGCATTATTCATCATTTGATTTTGACTAAGGAATGTGTCATTTATCGCTATCCATCCCATTAGATTGTCGATCCTGTATTCTTAAAGTAGTTATCCATATTATGAAGCGTACCGCCAGCAATCAAGGTGATCATATTCGGTTCATCGTTTTGATTCCAATAGCAATCTTTCACTGTTACCTTTGCACCTGAAGCAATGGTGATTCTTCCCATCATTAAGCAGCCATTATAGAGAATGCCCGTTTGATTAGCCCCAACAATACTTGCCATTGTTGAATCAGGATTACTAGAAACCAAGTTACAATTATTGAATGCCATGTATCCACCATTGGAAGTACTTGCATTATCCGCAATATTGACAATAACCCCACCTGAAGCATAAATATAGCAACCTACAAAAGTACAGTCATCAGGTTCATAGGCAATGATTCCATTGACGGTGTTTAAGTCAATAATACAGTTTGTGAACTTGATAGCTAAAACGGTATTCAACCTCACTCCTACTTGAGCTTGACCAATGAAACCACCGATAAAGCTGTTTCCTTCAGGTCTGTATGCTGGTCCACCATAAGTAGCCTGGTCTACCCATAAACCGTATGATCCGTCACCTGTAGTATCAAAGCTGCAAGCTGTAAAAGTATTGTTAACGGATTGTCCAGTAATCGAACACGCGTTATTTTTAATGTGTTCTGTCCAACATGCATCGAATACACATTGCCAAGCTTCCGATATGTGGAAACCATCCGAACAATAGGAAACTCCCACATTATCAAACTTGTAGCCAAAAACACAGTTATTAACGGTGGATACGGCTGTTAAGGTGCTTCTATCTTTCATACCAAGGTAAAGACCTGTTAAGCTAAGGGAAGCATTTCCTCTTATTCTCAAGTCTTTTACATGAGCTGTCCTCATATCTAATTCTGAATTAAAAACAGCATCCCTTGCAGTAATGTATAAAACGGTGTTAGATGGAACGGAAGCCCCAATACTTGAGTTACCTGTCCAAGTATTCCCAATGAATAACTCCCCATGATTACCCTGGATACTATGATTTTGAGGAAGAATCAAAGGAGCTGTAATCAAATACCGTTTTGCTGAAAAGGCTGTGATTTGACAGGCATTCATACAATTCTGAATAGCTGTTGTATCATCGGTTGTCCCATCCCCTTTAGCCCCATATTGTTCAGGGGTTCCATAATACAACATGGCATTGACGGTATTAATGGTACTTGTCATTTCTGCTTCCAATGTTGTTTTATTGGTTGCAATTTCGGCTTCCATATCGGTTTTATTTTGGGCAACCGTTGCTTGTAAAGCAGTCATTTGTGTACCCAAATCAGCAATAGCCGTACCAATCAAGGTTGCCAGGGTTCCGTCTGCTAACATGCTGTCAATCTTTGCATCGACGGAAGCATCCAAGCCGTCAGCCATCACCCAGTCCATGACTTGATTCCATTGGTCAAGCACATCATTGGATAGTTTTCCAAGTTGATTCAAGGTAATAATGATTTTGTTGACTTTTTCCAGTAAAGTCATCCCCTCATCGAATGCAGTAGGGAGATAGCGCTGGAAAGTTTGAACCATGATGGGATTGATTAATGTGTTAATTACGTTTGGTTGTGATGCCATTTATAAAATCACTCCTTTATTAAAATTTTGTTGAGACACAATTTTCTCCAAAGACATCCTTACTAAACCAATAATTTAACCTTTATTGTCACACTTGCGTTATCCGATAAAGTTGTATAAACTCCTAATTTTTTGCCTTTTTTCAAATACCAAAGTCTTTGATATTGATTGGTAACAATGTCAGGATAATTCTTTACAGCATACCGAACACTTGAACCGATTGTATCGGTTGTAATGTAGTTAGTGTCAGTAAAACTGATATTAGTGTGAACATTGCCAGCATTACAATCGGTATAAACAGTTCCGGGAGTATTGGTAAAAGAATCAAACTGAACAAATCCCAAATATCCACTTGTTTCAGTACTTGGAAGAATAACGGAAATTTCTTTAATAATCGCATGGCAAGGGACATTAAAATAATTTAGGAATCCATCAAAGTTTAAAAGTTTACCATAAACGCTTGCTGTACCTGTTGCGGTTAATTCGATTAAAGTTCCGTTATTATCGCTTGCGTTTATCCCTTCGAAATGTTTAGTTCGAGAATAATTGTCTACAATAAGGTCTTCTGTAACACCAGCAACATTAGTAACAATTAACCTTTGAGCGATATTATTAACAACAAAACCTTGTTGGAATCCACCTTGGTTTCCTACGGAGTAAGAACCACCTTTAATTTCTACAAAATCAACCGTATAGTTCGTGCCAATTGTTTGTAAAAAGTATTGCGGTTTTTGCAATGTTCCACTTACTGTAGCAGGAGTGTTTAACGTAGCGTTAGCGATAGGATTTTCTACGATAATTTTTGAAGAAATCCCATTACCATTTTTATAAGTCGCTATACACATACGAACATCTTCAAAATAAGGTTCGTAAAAATGTGCTCTACCACCTAAAACAACAATTCCAATTTCACAGTTAATTGTTTTATCAGGTAAAAATGTAGTGTTAAAACGTGCATCATTTGTTACATCTATTTGCGGTTTGTAATCCCCCGGTATTTGCCACATACAGTTACGGTAATTAACCGTTCCATATTGATAAACTGAACCTAAGAAGTTACACTCTGAGAAAGTTACACTATCCCATATATTCGCTAACGCATGAGTAACAAATAGATGTTCAGGGGCAACACAAAAGCCAAATTGAGCTTTTGGAAGGACTGTTGTTTCATCCCAATCAATATATCGGTTTGTATTGAAGTAACATTGTTCGAATAAGGCACAAGAGAAAATGTATCCTGTGTAATCAGGTGCAGTACCACAACGAATTAAAATATTGTTAAATCCGTAAAAGGTACATTTTCTGAATGTTGGCACGTTTGCATCTCCGACAGTCAAATCAAAAGCCAATTGACCACATGAGCTATAATCCATGTCAAAACCGATGTATTCCATCGTTACACCTGTGGCCTGATTTACACCTCTACCTGTAAATTCCATAATACCCCGTTTATCTGCAATGTTATAACCTTTAAAAACAGCTGTATTTTCCCTATCTTTTGTGGTAAAAGTGTTACCCATTCCAATGATATGAAGTGAAGGTAATTGCGTTAAATTATGGTCAATAACAATAGTACTTGTTATTTTATATGTCCCCGGAGGCACTAAAACAGGTAAACTATTTTGATAAGCATAATTTAAAATTGCTGTTATTGCCGCAGTATCATCTGTACTGTCGTCACCTTTTGCTGGTGTTAAATTTGTTCCTATAGGTGACTTAATGTTAATACCGCGATACGGTGTAATTTGCGCCAAAGCCGTCGTATTAGTAGCCACTTCACTCTGCATCGAATTCAAAGCATGAACCACATTATCCTTTTGAGGTGTGGTTAAGGTGGTTAAATCCCCCAACACCGTATTAAACAAGGTATTGAATTCACCTTTAGACAACATATCTTCCATTTTGTTATTTACATCAGTGGTTAAGCCGTCATTCATAACCCATTGATAAACGGTGTTCCAATCTTTCACCACATCATTTGATAATTTACCAACCTGATTCAGGTAATCAATAATGCTATTGATTTTTGTCATAACATCCTGATTTTGATCATTCAACAATTCATTGTATTGATGGATTCTCATAGGGTAAAGAGGGTTAAAAGATGTTAAATTTAAATCTGACAATTAGTTCACCCCTTAATATACCAGCATGAAAAGCTGATTCATTTCTTTAAATATTTGTTTCTCAATTCTTAGGAAAGTCTCACGATATTCTTGCAACATCTTCGAATAACTTTGTTCGCCAATCTTACCCTCATTATGCTCGGTTGCTGATTTGGTTTCATTATTCGTTTGACTAGCTGTATTCTTTACATCTGTTGTATCTGATGAGGTTGAACTTCCTGTTCCTGAAGAAGTTTTCGTATTATTTTGGTTATCTTCTTCAATGCGACTTGCGTATTCGATAACCCCTTGACCGTCATTGGTAGTAATAGCAAGTCTTTCATCAGGCGTATCCGATTCTAGTCGTCTTTGGAAATCATCTTCTGATAAACTCCCGTTTGTTTTTTGAGTGCTATTACCTGAAGAACTTCCTTTGGTTTCGGAATTAGCTGCTAACGTTTGATTATTCGTTCCACTTTTGGTTAAATCCAGTTTGGTATTTACCAGGGGATCAAAGGTAATCAATTCGGATTGAAACATCTTATTCCAGTACCCCATGTTGATTCTTAGATAGTTTTCTAGATTAAATTTCCAAAGTTCTTCCGTTTCAAACCCAATTTCCCTCATAAAGAAATTACGGATAAAATCAGTTTCAAAATCTTTTCGTTTGGTTTCATCATAGAAAGAATAAGGAAAGTCAAAAATTTTAGGTCTTGCTAGTTCAATTTTGTCTCGTAAATTGGAAGCACCGTCAAGAGCGTACATATCAACAATCTCTTTTATGGTAATGGTGTAAGTACTCATTCGGCTGCACCTCCCATCGTTCCGTAGGATTCTGTACGGAGTACAGAAAGATGAAATCTTTTATTCTCCATTTTGATTTCCTCCTACATCTATATTACTAGCAAACTGATCAACTATTTCATGTCTGATCTTTACGGAAACCTCTAAATCAGGATACAACTCATTAATTCTCTCGCACGCTTCTTCTCTTGATTTCAAGAATACATTGGCAGATGCCTGAATTTGCTCATCATTGGAATCTGCTTCACTTGTAATCATTCTTTCACGCTTTTCCAAGTTGGCATTGTTAATACCCAGGTATGTCATGACTTCATTCCAAACAGCATTCTTTTGGACATTCAATTTGTCTACTACAAAAGGAGCATCCGTCTTGAATACCTGGATAGCATCAGTAGAAAGTGATTCATGAGTGATAATAACAGGTGAATTTCCGTCAATCTGATTATAAATGTTCATTAATGATAGTTTATTCATATCATTAACAGCCATGGTAATCGGTGTCTTTTGTGCATTTTGGTTGATTCTGATAATTTCCTTTAACTCAGCCAAATCCTGAGCAAACATTTGTAAACTAGGCAGCGTTCCGAAATGCATATCATTATTCCATATGACAATACCTGTTTTCTTTAGTTCATCCCCTGTCGGTAACATATCCTTATAGTTATAAAGATTGAAAGTATCTTGATAAGCAGGAGTGTTGACATGGTATTTTGTTGGTAATAAGTAATGATCAATCATTCCACTCACAGCACCCTGGACAGCAACATATCCCAAAGTAGGACTTTTATAAAAACCAACATATCCATATTGGTGTAACGACATTTCCAGGTATCTTGGATCAACACTTGGCGGTAATCCTTCCCATTCGAAAAGCTGATACGCTAAAGCTGTGAGATATTGGTAATAGTGAGTATAGTAGTTCATATCACGCATTCCAGCCACATCATTAGCAGTCTTGTATGAATTGTTTCTTCCTCGATTTCTCGCCATTATAACACCCCATTTGACATAGTATAATTACCGATATCGTCGGTATGCCAAAGGGTAATACCGTTATCGAAACATGCTTTTAATTCTTGTAAGTCTTCATTATTAATCGATGCACGAATCACGCAGCCTACCGTTTGCACATAATTCCAGTTTTGCCTAGTGTGAAAATTAGGAATCTTCACTTGATTCAATTTGTAACCATACATATTGAAATAATCGGTTAACTTTTGGATGTATTCATCCTTAATTTGTTTCTTAATGACATAAACACCTGAATAGCCGTTACCGAAATCATAAGAAGTATTGCTGCCCATCTTGGTAATTTGAGGAGGTGTATTTGCAATGTCCTGTTGTTTAGCTAAAAGACCTTGTAAAGCTAATACACTATTTCCTGCACCTTTGACAGCTCCTGTTATGGAACTAGCAACACCTAAACCATTTCCACTCATAGCACTTGCTAAACCACCTAAACCATGACCAGCAATATCAGCCCCAGCATTAAAATTAATAATGTTCTTTTGATTCATTAATGTATTTCGATGACCTTGCAAGAAAGCACCTAGATTATCATCCAATACAGGAATGTCACTTGGGTTATTATTAATCAAAGCTGTTTCATCATTGACACTTGAACTAAATGTCATGTTTGGATCTTTGTTGTAAGCCTGAATACCATAAGTGATTTTATTGGATGTTCCTAAAGAACCTTTAATAGTTAACGTTAAATTTGAATCTTCAATATACTCATTCCTAAAAGTAGAGCGACTCCCTTTAAAATCATCTAAAATCGTTAAACAGTAAGGATACATCATAAGTTTTGATTCGTTCACAGGTTTATAACCTAAATACTTGCTTCCTGCAAAATAACTTAATTGATCAAAGTTCCAAACACTTTGAACATATAAACAATAGTATGTTTGAGAATCACTTGCCGTAAAGCTAACAGGAATAATCTCATTATTGTTATTGTTAAAGGTAATACTGGATGAAGTAGAAGTAATGCCAATACCTGTGTGTTCCGTTACATATAAAGAAACAACATTATTGATGGCATTATCAGACAAATACAAACCTCTTAAAAATTCACTAGGTTTTGTGACTTGTACATTGTTTTGCTGTGATAGATTCACAACAGGTACTGTGTCATTGGTGTTAAATGGAATCAGATACACACTCAATGGCTGCGGTGTTCCAATGGTTGTTGGGATAATCGATTTAGCTGGAAAGGTTACTCCTATTCCTACTGTTGCATCCTGAGCATGAATGGTAGACTTGGAAACAACCACTAACCACTTCCATCCGTTGTTAGGTTGAATATTGTTAATGTAGACTGTTTCGTATTCACTACCATAATTCAAATCTTCAGGAACTGTATTGACAACAGGCGATCCATCCGAATTCCATAATGGACAATGTTCCCTTGCCACAAAGGATGGTTTAAAATCCATCTCCCAGCGCCAAGTCTGAAGCACATCAATCTCAAAATAAACATTCGTTGTTCCTTTTTGCACATATTCAATTTCTGTGACAAATCCATAAAATACTTTTGCGTAATCTGCATTTTGAAAACTCATAT